AATCGAGTTCTAATGGCACAAAACACTAATCTCAACGTCACACCTTATTACGACGACTTCGATAAGGATAAGAATTTTTATCGAGTGCTGTTCCGTCCTGGATTTCCTATTCAGGCAAGAGAACTCACTACGATGCAGAGTATTCTGCAGAATCAAGTAGAATCGGTTGGCACTCATCTATTTAAAGATGGTGCTATGGTTATTCCTGGTCAAGTTGGATATGACTTGGAAGTTCAGGCAGTCCTTTTACAGGAATCATTTTTAGGTAGTGATGTTGAAACTTATAGAACTCAACTAGAAGGCACTATCATTGAAGGTCTTACCACTGGTGTAAGGGCGAAAGTTTTATATACTATTTCGGCATCCGAATCTGAAAGAGGATATGTAACTCTTTACGTTAAGTATATTGATTCTGGTGACACTACTTCCGACACAGGTCTCAAAACGTTCCAAATCAATGAACAGTTAGTTACCGATAAAGAGATCACATTTGGATCTACTCTTATTGAGATTGGAACTCCCTTTGCACAGTTATTGCCTGTAAATGCTATTGCAAAAGGATCTGTAGCGTATATTAGTGATGGTGTCTATTACATTAGAGGACACTTTGTAAATGTTCCTTCTAACTATTTGATTCTGAATCAATATGATAGTAATCCATCATACAGAGTTGGTTTAGAAGTTCTTGAATCCATTGTAACTCCAGAAGATGATGAGAGTCTAAATGATAACGCTGCTGGAACTTCAAACTATTCTGCACCTGGTGCTCACAGATTTAAGATTCAGACACAGTTTGTAAAGAGACTGATCACTGACGAAGCGGATAAAGATTTTATTGAACTGTTAAGAATCAATAACAGTAGAATCGAAAACTTTGTTTCTAGAACTGAGTACAGCGAGCTTGAGAAGTCTATGGCTCGTAGGACATATGAAGAGTCTGGTGATTATGTTATCGATACGTTTGATGTTACGATGCGTGAGCATCTTAACGATGGATTTAATAATGGTGTGTATAATGCAGGAGAAACTTCTGCTCAATTAAATCCAGCATCTGAAGAGAAACTTGCTATTGAAGTTAGTCCTGGTAAAGCATACATTAGAGGATATAGGACTGAGTTTATTTCACCGCAATATGTTGATGTAGATAAACCAAGAGAGTTTGAAACACGTCAAAATGGTATTGTAAACTTTAATCTGGGTAACTTTGTAAAGGTATATGATGTCTATGGTTGGCCAGAAGTATCGGGAGATGGTGTTTCTGATGCATATCAAATCCTAAATCTGTATGATGATTGGGCTCCCAATGCAACATCAGCGGTCAAGACAGGTGCCAATAGAATTGGTAGATGTAGGGTAATCCAACTTCAAAAATCTAGCACCGCATTAGCGGCAACATCCCCATTTGGTATTACACCAACTATCACTGGTGGTGTTTATGATCTCTGGTTCTTTGATGTTCAAATGTTCACTGTTTTGAACATTGCTAATGCAGTTACTCCATATACAGCAGGAACCAAGATTGTTGGTAAAACTTCTGGTGCTACTGGATACATTGCCGATACTGGTAACAATACACATTACCTTTATCTTGAGCATGTAACTGGTGTCTTTTCTAATGGAGAGATTCTTGAAATCAACGGTAGAAATGTTGGTACTTTAGAAGCTGCACATAGCTATAACTTAACAGATGTTAGATCTTCTTTCGGTCTCGATGGATCTCAAAATGTAAGATTTGGTGCTAACTGGATTTTGAATGATTCTCGTCCCATTGAATCTTCTACAGTTAACATTGATGATACTACCGATGATGAGATTACTGGTTTTAGAACAAGATTTGAAAAGGATCTTCGCCCTGGTGACGTTGTTACTCCAACCATTTCGGATTTGGAAGGAACAAACACTCATCGTATTGAACGAGTAGATCCAACTGCTATTGGTGTAACCACGTCCAATAAAAAGTCAACAGTTGCAGATGCTGATGTAATCTTTGACTATGCTGATCAAATTGCAAAGATCGATGGTGCATTAAAAGTTGGCACTGTTGCCGATGGTGAATATGGTGAGTTAGTTAGATTACGTCCTTTCATTTTCCAGAAGGACTATCAAAACGGCGAACTTTCTTTTGACCTTCCAGAAGACACTATGAAGTCTTTGGAAGATGAATCATTCTTTGTTTACAGAAACTTTGCATCCAAAACTGTAACATCTGGTTCTATCACATTCACTCTCCCAGAAACTGAGGCATTTGGTGCCCTCTCTGGTGATAACTATATTCTCACTATTGTTAATAATGGTGGTTCTGGTACATATGCAAATGGTGAGAATGTCGATATTGATGCAGAGGTAGATGCTGCGAACTTAACTGCTACTTTTGGTTCTGATAATCAGTCACTATCTATTGGTGGTCTTGGTTCTGTTGCTACGGTTACGCTGACTGCGTTAGTTTCTAAGAATACTGTTTCTAGAAAGATTAAGACTGCATCTAAAATGCAGGCTCTCAAAGTATTCAAGACAGATCAGGATGTAGATACTCAACCCACGGGTCTTCTTTATAGTTCTCTCTATGGAACCAGAGTTGAAGACCAGGATATCTCCTTTGGTCTCAATGATGTATACAAAATTCATGCTATCTATGAATCGTATGATGATAATGATGCATCTTCCCCATATCTGGTTTTAACCGAGTCGGTCTTCTTTGCCGCTAGTACTCTTATTATTGGTAAAACATCTGGTGCTAGAGGTAGAGTCATTTCTTTCTCGAACTCGGATCTGAAACTTTACTATGTTGCTCTTAATGAGATTCCTTTCATTACGGGAGAAACTGTTGATGGATTTAACACCGCTGGTGATGCTATTACTGGTATTGTTGATGATGGTGATGATTCTATTTTCTTGGGAAGTAAGGTTATCACAGATCAGTTTGGTCTAGAACCTGGTCAGAGAACAAACTGTTATGATGTATCTAGACTTATTCGCCTTCCTTCTACAGTTGCTCCAACAAGAAGACTCCTAGTTATCTTCGATTACTTTATTCATAATGCATCTGGTGATTACTTCTCTGCAGAATCTTATAGTGGAATCACTTACAAAGAGATTCCTAACTACAAGTTAGATGGTTCTATTAAGTTTATTCGTGATCAACTTGACTTCCGTCCTGGTGTAAAAGAACTTAGAAATGGATCTGGAACAGTCACTTCTCCTTATTATGTGAACTGTACTACATTTGACTTTGTTTCTAGAGTCTTTGATACTACTGGTGGTAGTGGTGGTGCAACCATCTTTGACATTATGCAAGTCAACTCTTCGTTTAGAGCAGACTATTCATGGTATCTCCCAAGACTTGATAAACTGTATCTCTCTCATGATGGTCAGCTGGTTGTGAGTAAGGGTGTGTCTGGATATTACCTTATTCCACCTCCAAAGATTGAGAATGCGATGTTGCTCGCAACGATTGAATACAAACCATATGTGTTTGATCCAGAAAGAGATGTTTTGATTAGTACGGAGGTCATTCGTCGTTATACGATGAAGGATATTGGAGATCTTGAGCAAAGACTTACTCACGTCGAATATTACACATCTTTGTCTTTGCTTGAATCGCAAGCAGAAAATACTAAGACTTATGATGAAAATGGTTTTGATCGTTTGAAAAATGGTTATGTTGTCGATGACTTTACTGATCACACGACTGGTGATGTCTTTAATCCCGATTATAAGTGTTCTCTTGACTTTAGAGAGGGTCAACTACGTCCTCAACACTATACTACAAACGTAGCACTTCAGTATAATGCTGATGACTCTACAAATATTGTCAAAACTGATGGTAATGTGTTGATGCTTCCATTTGAAGATGTGGCAATCATCACACAACCTTATGCATCTAGAGTTGAGAATGTAAACCCATTCAACGTCTTTACCTTTATTGGTCGTATTGACCTGACTCCTGCATCCGACGATTGGATTGATACAAATCGTCTTCCTGCTCGTGTTGAAAACGTTGAAGGTGACTTCTCTGCTGTTGCTAGAGACCTTCAGATTGACCAGAATGGTTTTGCTCCTATTCAG